GACCCTAAAGATTCATTCATGTCAAGTTATAGGGCATTATTTGATAGGATTACAAAAACGGCGGTTGCAAAAGTAAAACAAGAAAGTTTAAATGTTAGTGGATCAACTAAAAATGAAAAATCAATTAATACTGACCAAGGAACATTTACCGTTGATATGGGTGCAAAAGAAAAAGAAGTTAAAGGAGAACAAATATTCCACGAAACTGGAGTAACTCCATTTGGTGTAAGATATAACGGTTTTGGTGGAGAAAAGTACATACAAAAAGTAACGTATAATAAAATCCAATATTTCAGAGCAATTGCAGTTGGAATGGGTGGAAAAAATTATACACCAGAAGATGCAATTCAAATGAGTATTATAAGTAGGGTAACAGGTAAAACGGTATCAGGAACAACCACTAATACCAATGGTCTACCGGTTAATTATTTAACATGGAAGGACATTAAAGATAGTAAGAACAAATTTTACAGTTTAAGATTTGATTTAGGTGTTGCAAGTGCAAATACAATAATAAAAGCTAGCACTTATTTTTTAAATCCAAAGAATAATAAAAACGCAACCGCTGATAGAATAGGTGAAAATGTTGAAACAATAACCCAAACCAACATAAAGGGACCAATAAGTGTAGGTCCAAAAATAGATGGATATGGAATTGCATTATCACAAACATTAATGACCGAACTTGGATTATTTGATGGAGATGTTGTTTATTTCAATATGTCATAGAATATTAACAACTTTGGGATATTTATACTATATAAAAGAACATTATGGAAAATAATAAAATGAACGCAATGGACCAATTCTTAAATCCAAAACAAGTTAGAAATGTTTCTAATGATGGTATGGAAAGAGAAGAGTGTGATTTAGTGACAGGAGAATGTTACACAATTAGAGAAAAAGACGGAATTGTTGAAAGAATAAATAAAAAATACATTACCAACGACGGTAGACAATTATTACAAGATTAAGCCATGTTAGAGAAAAAACTACAAGAAGAATTAAATCGTTATAAAACCATTAACAAATATGGTAAAACGATGATAATGGAACAAGAAGTTCCGGCGGAAGATCCTGCGGCTTTACCGCCAGCACCTGACGCTTTACCTGAAGCTCCCGCCGCACCAATGGACCCAGCGGCGCCCGCACCAGACCCATTAGCGGCACCTGCGGATGTTCCTGCTGAAGGAGACACAACAGAAGAAATAGATATTACAGATTTGGTTAATATGACCAAAAGTCTTAAAAAAGACGTTGAGGATAATAAAAATGAACATGGTGATGTAATTGGTAAAATGGACGATGTTTTCAGTAAATTAACTGATTTAGAACAAAAATTATCACAAATGGACCAAGTTATGGCTAAAATTGATGAGTTAGGAGCTAAGGTTGATGCTGCAAAACCAAAAACGGGTGTTGAAAAACTTGAGATGCGTTCTTTGGATTCATATCCATTTAACGAAAAACCACAAGAATTTTTTGCACACAAACAAGGTGAAATGGCTGCAAGTGGTAAAAATGAGTATGTTTTAACTAAAGATGATGTAGTAAACTACCCAACCGACACAATAAAAACATCATTTAACCCAAACCAAGAGGATGAATATAAATTCTAATGTAAATTTCTTTTTAGGTTTAAGTGCTCAATTAAAAGTGATGCATTGGCAAACTAAAGGATTTGCAAGACATAAGGCATTTGGTGAAACATATGACGAATTAGGGGACTTAATGGATACATTTGTTGAAGAAGCAATGGGGAAATATGGTCGTTTTAAATTGGATAATGAAACAAATACCATTACATTAGTAAACCTTTCAGAATTAAAACCTGAGGAAATGGTTAATACGGTAAAAGAGGCACTTATCCAATATACGGACCAATTTGAACCAACTGACACAAATCTTTTAAATATAAGGGATGAAATGTTAGGATTATTTAACAAATTATCATACCTTCTAACCTTAGAATAGAACTAAAAAAAGTTTTTTAAAAATAATTGAACCAGATTTCCGAATCTGGTTTTTTTTATGTATATTTTATTATAACGTTTTAAAAAACTTAAATTTAATTATTATGTCTACATTTGACGCAGTACTAGCACAGTACGAGAAAAACAAACAATCCGCAAGCGGAAACAACAACAAGATATCCTCAGAGGATAGAATGAAAAGGTATTTCACAACCGTATTACCTAAGGGTTCTAAAGGTGAAGAAAGACGTATTCGTATTTTACCAACAAAAGATGGTTCTTCACCATTTGTTGAGGTTTATTTCCACGAAGTTCAAGTCGATGGAAAGTGGGTAAAATTATATGACCCAAAACAAGAAGGAAAACGTTCACCATTAAATGAGGTTTGCGAAGGATTAATGATGACAGGTTCTGACGCTGATAGAGAATTAGCAAGAAACTACCGTTCTCGTAAATTCTACATCGTAAAAGTAATTGACCGTGACCATGAAAATGACGGAGTTAAATTTTGGAGATTTAAACATAACCACAAAGGTGATGGTATTATGGATAAAGTATTTCCAATTTTCAGAAACAAAGGAGATATTACAAATACAGAAAATGGTAGAGACTTAATCTTATCATTAGCATTAACTAAAGCGGGAACAGGTAAAGAATATACAACAGTAAATTCTGTAATCCCTGAAGATGCGGGACCGTTACATACTGATGCAAACATTTCTAAAACATGGACTGATGATGAATTAACTTGGTCTGATGTTTATTCTAAGAAAGACGAAAATTACTTAGAGTTAGTTGCAAGAGGAGAAGCTCCACGTTGGGATAGTGACCAAAAGAAATATGTTTCATCTTCAACAAATGAAGAAACAATTTCAGCACCAAAATCGGTTACACCTGTTGTTGACCCACAAGAAGATGAAGAGGTTGACGGTGAATTACCATTCTAAATAACTTATGATGTTCCCGACACCAATGTCGGGAACATCCTTTTAAAAACAAATTATGGCAGCTATAAAAAAGACTGATTTTTCAGCAATAAAAAAGAAGTACTCTAAAGAGGCAACATATAAAGCAGATAGATTTTTTGATTTAGGTGATGCTTTCTTAGATGCAACAGGAATTCCAGGACCAGCTATGGGACACATTAATATGTTATTAGGACATAGTGATACGGGAAAAACAACAGCATTGGTGAAGACAGCAGTAGATGCTCAAAAGAAAGGAATCTTACCTGTGTTCTTAATTACTGAACAAAAATGGAGTTGGGATCATGCGGAGTTAATGGGGTTTGATAAAGATGCTGATTATCTTTTTAATAGTGATTTTGAATACATTGAACAAATCACAGATTATATTAATGAATTATTAGATGCTCAAGATAAAGGTGAAATCACACAAGATATTTTATTCTTATGGGATTCAGTAGGTTCAGTTCCATGTAAAATGACTTACGATGGTAAAGGTGGAAAACAACACAATGCATCGGTGTTAGCAGATAAAATAGGTATGGGTATTAACCAACGTATTTCAGGGTCAAGAAGAACAGATAAACCTTGTACAAACACATTGTTAATTGTTAACCAACCTTGGGTAGAATTACCTGATAATCCTTTTGGACAACCAAAGATTAAAGCAAAAGGTGGAGAAGCAATTTGGTTGAACTCAACTTTAGTGTTTTTATTTGGTAATCAAAAAGGAGCGGGAACAACTAAAATATCAATTACAAAAGATAAGAGAAAAGTTAAGATTGCAACAAGAACTAAAATCTCAATAATGAAGAACCACGTAAATGGTTTAGGTTATGAAGATGGACGTATCTTGGTTACTTCACACGGATTCATGGCAGGAAGAGAAGAAGGTGAGGAAAAGAAATCTCTTGAAGAATACAAAAAAGAATGTGGGGAATACATCAGTAAGATGTTAGGTGTTAATGTTACAGACATCACAGACGTGGAAGTTGTAACAGAAGAAAGTGATTTATAATAAATTTTTTAAATGTCTGTTTTATTAGTTGATGGCGACAATTTACTTACAATTGGTTTTTACGGTGTCAAAAATTATTTCCACAAGGGAACACATATTGGAGGAATTTACCATTTTCTCAATACTCTTCGTAGATCATTTGAGACGTACCATTTAGATAAAATAGTTGTCTTTTGGGACGGACTAGAAGGGTCACAAACAAGAAAAAAAATCTATATCCATTATA